ATTCCCGCTCTAAATGAATTATAATCAGATTGAACTGCTGCTGCTCTCATCTTACTAGCAGACATACCTTCAGCACCATCAGCATCAGGATCTCTTTCACCAGCAGACATTACCTCAAGATTTCGGAATGTATATTCAATTCCATTATACTTACTAATCATTTTATCATATGATTGCACGCGATCGGATCCACAAACGAGCACGCAGTCATGGTATGTCCCCTGCAATTGCTGCAATGCATGAATGATAGTTTTAATGTGAGGATCATATATGATGTTTCTACTCATTGTAGGAAACATTCTCTGCAGTACCTCAGATTTAGTTTTAGAATCTAAAGGATTTTTCTTTTTGTCTTGAGTGTGAGTAGGGTAGATGAAAAAATCATCCTGATTAGCAATGTTCTTAACTGCTAGCAGAAGTTTTTCATGTCCGATTGTTGGTGGGTTAAATCTACCCCATGCAAATACTACTCGTTTCATTTATCTCCTGTTACCCAGTCTTTAGATACGTTAAAGTTTGCTACACTAAATGACAAACGATCCACTAACTTCACGGCATTCGTGCCGCCACTGATGGCAACATAACCCTCAGGTGCTGTAACCTCATAACCATCTTCAGTCTTGAGATAAGTACCAATCTTTTCACCCTTCTCAAGTTTACGAATGAATACTAACTTCGCTTCTTGTAATAACTTATATAGTTGAACAGTGCTATTAAGAGGGTTCTTATTCTTTTCAATAAACTCCAGACCATCAAACATCTTCTTGAGTTTGGTTGCTTTTGCCTTCGGAGTTTTTACTTTATCAACTGCCTTCTGACATTCAGTCTCAAAATATTTTGTGAACTCTTTATAGAAAGCATCAGGCGAAGGAACAGTTCTACCCTGACGAACATAAGCGTTAAAGAAAATTTTCAGTCGTGGTCCTATAGTCAACTGATCTTTAGCAATAATCTGTTTAGCAACCTCATCCAAGAATGCTCCCGCTGAACGCATCATTGACGGTGCCTGTGTCCTTAGTTGTCCAAGTTTAGTTTTCTCACCATTTGTAAGAAGTGTATCACTACCCAAAGTTCCGATCTCTGCACTGAGAACTAAGACATCTTCAGAAGATACAAGTTGGTTAACGTTGAAACCAAATGAAGCATTCATTGTGCTAACATCATTCCCAGTATATGTGGTATGAAATACTACACCCAGTTTTGCTTTCTTTGCTTTCTCATAAAGATCACTATCTTCTGGAATAGCATATGTAATAGTATTAGGTTGAAATGTAATGCAGTTTTTACCATCTATCACCTGTTGTTTTTTATCAGTTGTGAATAGAAGATCACCCTGCGCGACTCCTTTAATACCGAGTGATGGAAGATACTTGAGTGATGCTTTTAATTTCTCTACCAAACCCGCAGCATGACCGTGGTTCCTTTCAATATCAGCATCAGCATAGTTAATCTTGGCATCCTTATTAAATACTGATTTAGTTCCAACAAAAAAATTATTAGTGCCAGGATAGATGCCACAAAATATAGCAGGTGCTCCGTCCCATTTTGTAGTAATCTTAAATGCATTAGATCCACCAGTGGTGAATGTCTTCGCTAACAAATCTAAAAACTTAAATGCATCAGAAGCACCTTCCTTTCCGTCAAGCAGGATGCTATCCTCTAAGTGTTCTAAGTGAGTGTTCTTGCTCATCCGATGTATTCCTCCAGACCAGAACGTTTTTCAACATAGTTACGAATTGCTTTAGGAACACCACCAGTTCCTTTCTCCATCTTAAATCGGAACTGTACTAACTCATATTTTTTATTGTCATTCTTGTTAGTCCCAGAGACTCTAACTGTAGGCAGACCACTAGCACCAGTAACATACTCAGAACTTAAACTAAGGTTAGCAGGAACGTCTGCATCGGGGAATCCTACCAAAGCAACTTTCAACTTTTTAAAATCATATCTATGGAATGTGTCACCTTTGATTTCAACTAGTGATACATTTTCCTCTTTGTATGTCGCAAAATTATCTAATACCTCAACAAAGTTTTCCAACCACACTCTGTTATTAAACTTTCTTTCTAATTCACTGTTAGCCCAAGTATAAACTCTCCTCATAGTATCAGCAGCAATTTCTTCAGTGGTTCCTCTCATCTCAGCAGAGTTAGCATAGAACTGCTGAACAACACTAGATGTAGATGGTTTACTGTCAAGGATCTTACCCCACAAATTATCCATTTTATCAAGAGTCCACCCACCGACTTGAGCAAACTGATCAACATCTTTCTTCAATGAGATTTGCGTCAATCGCAACTGTGTACCATTAACAGTGCCAGGAATAGAAATGTTCTTGGAGTTATTGATGATAAGATTCACATCAACTTTTGTTCCTGTCTCATCACCAATACCATCAGCGATCACATCAATATAATCTTTCTTGCCATTGCGATACATCATCAATGCCGCAGTATTAATCTCTTGAGAATTTGCATATGAGATACATGCTGGCATTAATTCTTTCAATGCCACATACTCATCAGGATCACTAGTGAACAGCATATCCATGTTTGCTGATGTAAGGTTTACAACTACCTTCACATCGTCAAACAAAAGTTTTCTCATCTTAGGGTGAGGTGCATTCGGTGACTGGAATATCTTACCTGACGACGTACCAGATCTTGTAGATTTGACTGCATTCAAAACTTTAATAAGATCTTGCTCTGTAATTCTCTTATTCTTATTTAAAAATCTTGCAGTGATCGCAAATGCCAGAACACCTTCCGCTACGTTGCCGAGGTTATACTTCTTTCTGGGACTTCCTACACTTACATTTGCCTTGATGATTGCACCAAGAGAAATCTCACCACCACCAAGTTTAGGGAAAGAATATCCTCTACCATTCTTAAATTGTTCCATACCAATTTCAGCATTGGCATCAAATCTATTAGTGGTTTCCAAAAACCCCCAACGCTTGTCGCTCTTGTCTATAGTTACATGCCCATCTTTAGTAAGAAGAGCAACACCGTTCCGAACTTTCTCAGCAAAAGTTTTCCAATAGTGAGTACCATTGCTTGCTTTTTTGAATTCGGCAATACCCATTAAAAAACCCCCTTACGGGGGTATTTATTAGAGATCTCCTGCTACTCGGTTTTCCGAGCGTTCAATACTGAATGTTCCTTCGGGGTAACGAGAACTCAGTTTTTCAAAATTCATCTGAATGATTTCCTCAAGCGGAATGTTGAGACCAATGCAAGCTTGTGCAACATACCACATGATATCCCCAAGCTCACGTTTCAGATGAAACAGGTTTTCATCGTTTACAGGTTTACCCTGGAAAACAATCTTCTTCACAATCTCAGTAAACTCACCTGCCTCAGCAGACATTCCCACAGCAGCAGTCAGCAGACGCTCAGTAGGAAAGTCTTCCCGGTTTAGTTTGATCAAACGATCAATAAGTTCAGTAAACTCTTTACTAGGTCCTGAGGTGGTTCCGTCTACAAACTCAACATACTTATTAAGATCAATAGTCATATTAATTAAATTTAAAATCAGTAAATTTTGCTGTGGGTGTTTGAGACTTTGCTATTTCTTCAAAGTCATATTGCTCTTGTCCCGAGTCAACGATGTCAACTTGGGCAGAGTCCTCTACATCATACAACCTCATCTTTGATCTGTCAATACCCACTACAAATCTTTTAAATAAGTTGATGTCGTTATATCGGTTCTTGAGTTGCTTGACCATAAGTTGGTTGATACCCTCAAGTTCTTCTGTAGAGATAAGAGCAAACATAAGATCTGCAGTAGCAGGAAGTCCAAAAGACTCAGAGGTATCAGTAAGATCAACATCACTGCTGCCATACCCAGAACGAGTAGTCTGAGTAGCCGAAACAATAGGGAGATCAAACTCACACGCAAGTCCCCTAAGTTCTTCTGCAATTGCTTTGACATAAGTATAAGAATTAACTAGTGCTCCTTTGTATCGTGATGATGCACAAATGTTGAGATAATCAATGAAGATAATATCAGGTTTAAAACTTTTCTTCAATGACAAATCATTAAGAAGTGCTTGAAAGTGTCCACTGTGTGCAGATGCAGTAGGATACTCTTTAATGATTAACTTACCATTAGTCTTCTGTGCCAGTCTCTGAACCTTAGATTCAAATAGTTGCTCAGGTAGATCTTCAATATCCTTGATATTTACGTTGAGCAGATTCGCGTCAATACGTTCAGCGATCTTCTCCTCTGCCATTTCCAATGTGATATAAAGGACGTTCTTACCTTGAAGGAGTGACGCAGCGGCCATGTGACACATAAACAAAGACTTACCCACACCAGTGCCAGCAAGTGCGACGTTAAGACTCTTGTTAACCAGACCACCCTTCGTAATTTTATTAAATAATGAGAGGTCAAACGGAAGTTTGTTTTCATTTCTGTGGTAATATTCGTAACGGTGTCCATAATCCTCTATGTAGTCGTGTCCGATATGATCATCAAATGAAACTGCAAGAGCTTCCTGTAGAATTGATGGGATCGCATCTTCAGTTCTCTTCTCGTCCTGACCATCAGCAATCTTAACACTATCTAATAGTGCCAAATAAACTGCACGTTGCTTACACCATTTCTCAGTAGAATCCAACAACCACTGAGAGTCAACTTCAGTATTGTCAATGTTCTGAATTTTAACCTGCAACTCTTTGTATGAATCTTCATTCAGATCTTTACGATTCTCTACCTCAATAGTAAGAACTTCTTTAGTTGGAGTCTGACCATAAGTCACGATAAAGTTATTGATGATATCAAACAAAATCTTATCCGAATAATCGTTAAAGTATTCTGGTTTGATATAAGGAATTACCTTACGAACATAAGTGTCATCACCAACTAAGTTCTTAATAATAGTGCTTTCAATTGCTTCCATTAAGATCCATAGCAGAACTCTTTCTTGGCGCACTCATCAAGTGCTTGGAGGATTTCTGGGGTAAAATACTTCTCAGGTTCTTTGTAGATAACCGAAGGATATACATTCCCATGCTCAGTCTTAACACGGTTCCCAATACGCTCAAAGACTCCGTGCTTCTCACCCAATTCCAGTAGTCCATAATACTTGTCAAGTCCACGTTCGTCAAAGAATAACCTCGTTTCTACAATAGAATTTTCTTTAGTGAAGCGAGACTTATGTGCCTTCACTTTAATGATGTTACCAATCTGTTCTGTACCATCTTTCTCCTTCTTTTTAGAGAGAAATAAAATACTAGAAGCAGCATACTTCAGACCACTACCCCCACCCATTTCTTTCATGGGGACATAAGCACCAACAACATCATAAGTGTGGTTAGTAACAATCAAGGGAATACCTGCGCGACCCAGCTTCAATGATAAGATTCTAAAGATAGACTTGATCACCTGAGCGCGAGTCATGTCACGGGTCTCCTTACCGTCAGTGGCATCCTGCACTTCTTTAGTAGTAGACAGCATACCTAAAGAGTCTAACACAAAAAGCATTGGAGGACGATCCTCTTTTTTAAACTTCATATAC